TATCTACAGGTGGATTTGGTTTGATTGGTTCGTCAGCCATAAATAAAAAATTTACAATTATTCACAATATTAGCTCCACTTTGTCTTGTCTGCCCAAAAAGCTGCTGACATTTTACCTTTGGCAATATTTTTAGCGTGTCTAGCCTTAAAACTTTTGCGTTTTGCCTTATCTGCCATGCTTTCGCCCTTTCTTGGTGGCTTTGTATCTGCCCCTTGCGCTCCAAATCTAATTAATTTAACCTTATCGCCTTCTTTTGCAAGGACAACATGAGACTTTGTTGGGTGTGATGGGGTTCTTTTTGGTTTGTTAAAACCAGACAATCCAAATCTTTTCAGTCTAGGGTCACTCATTTGCCCTTCCTCTTCATTGCCATATTGTGTGCTTCAGTAAAAGAAACCCCTTCTCTCATCTTGCGTTTCATATAGTCCATGTGAGCTTTTGTATGACCATGAGCCTTTTGGTGCTTTGCAAGTGTGTTCTTTTGTCTTGTAGTTAGTCTCATCTTCTTTTTTGGTATTTGTTGTAAATAGCTGCGTCTGCTGTTCTTGCTTTGTCACCTCTCATATAGCTGTTTACTCGACCCATAGCCCACGCACCCATAGGAACATTTCTTGACCCAGCAGAAAGATAAGCACCTTGTCCCTTGCGATAAACTTCCGCAAGTTCTCCATAAAAAAACTTTGTGCCATCAGCTTTTTTCTTGAGACTGTTCTTAACGCTTTCGCTTAGTGGTTTTCTTCTTTTTGCCTGTGACATTTTGTTTAGTGCGTGATTTAGATACAGCTTTTATATCAATATACTCTCCTTTTCTATAAGCCTCGGCAGTTCGCTTTATTTCAGCCGCTTTCGCAGACCTGTTTTTAGAACCAGACAGATATTTTTTGGGAACACCTGTCTTTTTGTCCTTTGGAACTCGCCTTAGTTTTCTAGTCACTTTTTAGTTTTCTTTTTAGCAGTGGGCTTAGTTTCTTTAGGCTTTTTTGTTTCTTCGCCCTGTACCTTAAAAATATATCCCATTATTTTTTGCCTCCTTTCTTTTTCTTCTTTGTTCCTTTGGGCTTCATTGATCCGTAGTGTGAAGGCATGACAATAAAAGTAGCTGTCTTTATATTACTTCCTTTTGCGTTTTTTAGCAGTTGATAAAGCTATTGCTTGAGCTTGTTTTAATGTCTTGCCCTCTTTCATCAGCGAACGTATGTTGCCAGAGATAGTCTTTTGTGATTTGCCTTTTTTTAGTGGCATAGATCAAAGAAGATATTTACTTACTAGCCGTCTGTCCTGTGGAGTGACAGCATCTACTATCAAGCCTTCGGCTAGTTGCCTCAAGTCCTCTTCAAGTTCGCCAGAACTTTCTCTTATAGCTTTTGAAAGTTTCTCAGGAACAGTCTTGTCCTCTGGAAACCTCTGCGTCAATGCAAGTGCTTCCTCTAAATTCATAATAGATTTAAAGCATTATCTGTAATTTCTTCAACCCAATTATACAATCTAGGTGCAATCTTTTGCATTTCTTCTGGATTTAACACATATTGAACAAAACTTTCTGCAAATAATTCTCTAGGGTTTTTTCTTGAATATCCTGTAACGTAACTCATACCACCCATTTTTTTAAATTTATTTCCTAAAGCAACAGCACCACTTCCTTTGTAGTGGATTTGATGTCCTATTTCGTGAATCATTGTGCTAAACCATTTGTCACTCAAATCATTTGCTCTAGTATTTGAAAATATTTCGCTTGCTGGTGCTTTTTTACTGTAGTAGTCTGCACTATTCCAGTAATCAGCGTAAGCTTTGTTAGTTCTAAGCGTATCTCTAGCCTGTTGTTTCATACGCAATGCAGCAGTTTTAGTGATTTTTGCAGAACCTTTTTTTACTTCAGTATTAACAATAGTGGTATGGACAGAGGTATAGCCAGAACAAGTCCTCCCTGCTGGTTTGAAAGCAAAGAATAAATCGTCTTTAAATTGTTGATCTTTTATGTTTTTCTTTACAAAATTCTTATTAAAGCTGTTTGCATAAATCTTTGTTTTTTTGAAAAATGGTGTTTTATATTTATCAATAAATTTAGCAGTTGTTTTATTAGCATCATCAAATGCTTTTTTATTTTGAACAGCGAATTTTTGATAAGTTGCATTGAAGTTATATGTGTCACCCTGATAATTAAAATTGTTGATAGTTTTACTTTTTTGTAGAAACTTGCGTAGTTTCTTAGTATGTTTTCCTGTTAATCCTCCAACAGACTCAAGACTGTCAATACTTTCATCAACAAATTGTTGAGTAGATTTAGCAATATTATTGTCAGTTAAATATTTCTCTAAAGTATCTGTACCAAACGCAGGTGAAGTTGTGCCTGTGGGTGTGGGTGTGGGTGTGGGTGTAACTTGCGGTGTTGGCTTGGCTTTGGGTGTTGGTTTAAGTTTTGCTTTGATTGCACTAGGCTTGCCATACAATCTCTCCAAGTCCTTTAAACTTCTCTCACTTCCATCTTCCCTAACCATCTTTCTTATAGCCTTCTGGCCTGACCCTTCCTTCTTTGCCAAGCGTTCAAAATATCTTACCTTCTGTTCATTACCTAAAGTCTTGACCTTTAGTTTCTTGTCTTGCCCCAAAAGCCAGTCACCATACTGAGTGTCCTGTGGTACTCTACCAGTCCCCTCTCCTGTAGGTCGGGTTACAACTTTGCCTTTAGGTGGCGGTGTTAGATCCTCAAATCCTTTTTGTTTCTTTAACCCTGCATAATCAACAACAGGAACAGTAGTAGATCGGCAGTTGAAATGCTGTGGTGGTGTAGGGCCTTTGTTGTATTCAAACTTTCTACCGTCAAGTCTTTTACATATTGGACTGGTTCTACTATCAAGCGTTGCAACATATTCATACTTAGGTGCAACCTTGCTATTTGCTGCATAAACAGCCTGTGATGCTTGGTTCTGTACTTGGTTAACAGATGTCCTGACAATAGTTTGTATCTGGTGATTAGCTAGTTTTGTCATTTCACCACCAGCTTGTGCTATCTGTCTAACACTTCCTCTCTGTCCAAACTCAAGCCTTCCTATCATTCGACTTGCTATCTGTTGTGTTGACTCTCCACTGAATACACCCTGTCTGATTGTTCTAGCCAAACCTTCCTGTTGTCTTGTTGCTATACCTCGAAATGCTTTCTCTACTGTCTCTCCATTTGGTAAAGTCTGCATTGCCCCTTGTCTTGCAGTAAGTTCAAACTTTCCAGAGCCAAACTTCTTAAAATCATCTTCTGTAAATTGCTTGCTTGTAAATATGTTTACCTTAGTAGGATCTGTTGTGACAAATGACTCTGCATATTTAGAGCTAATAGCTACTGAGTTAATGGGGATATTTCCTGATTTTACAGCTTTTTTTAGTTCGCCTTCAATAAATCCAGCCTGTACTTTTGCTAAACCCTCTATCTCTTTTATCATCTTCCTTGTTGAAGTCTTTGACCATTTATCCAAACTGCTTTTTGACTGAGCTATAATTGCCCTCAATCTTTTCTTAGTCTGCGGTGCTATGACTACACCTTCTCCAGCCTTTGCCTGTCTGATATTTATTGCATTGAGCTTTCTTGCTGCAAGTAAAATAACGTCATTGTAAGTTCTAACTAAATCTACTGATACTGCATTACTGTATCTATTTATATCAATAGTTTCCCTAAAAAATACCTCTGGAATACTCATCTATCATTCTTCTCCCTCTTCCTCCTCCTCTTCTGGTTCTTCGTCAGGTTCTTCTGGTGGCTCTACTTCTGTCAAACCTCCCTGCTGTGTACTTTCTATCTCCTCTTCAATATCAAAATCATCTGGCAAAACTTCTCCTGTAGATAATTGCTTGAGTAGTGTCTCCTGACTGATAGTTCCAGCAGTAAACAATGTGAGCAATGATGTTATCTCCTGTGGTTCTAGTCTTGCAGAAACAAAGTCTCTATTTACAAAGCTACTGCCAGCATTAGGTTCATTAAGATATTCACTGTGAAACTTCAAACAGTTATCAATCAAATCTTGCATCTGCTGTGCAATAACCATCATTGTGCTGTCATTCTGTGATCTATCTATCCTCTTGGCCTCTGCTGACTCACCTACAAGTTTCTGTCCAAGTACTGCGGCTAGTGACAATGTATTGATCTGTTCTGCAATATCTTTTAATCTTGTGAACTGGCTGTCATAGCTATCACCAGAGGGGCTGATATATTCCATGCGTGACTCAGGTGGCAATGATAGTGCTTCATTAGGGCCTGTTGTTATCTCATCTGCGTTTGGATAACCAAAGACAGCAAGCATAGGAACAGAACTGATATGCAAGATATTATCTAAGTCAGACTGTATCTGATAATGCTTGAGATTTAGTTCTGCTATGTCATATAAGGGACTACGGCTTTCGTAGTAACCAACTCTGTTTGAGTAAGCAATGGCAAAGGGAATCTTGTCTTTAAGGCTCATTTCGCCTTCATCAAATAATTTATATTCACCTTTTTTCTCATCTTTTCTATGGATCTCATATCTACCCCTTTCCAATACCCTGATTTGTTTAATGATCTTGTCACCATACTTTCCATCTGGCTCAACAACCTGTTCCAATAAACGCAACTGTGTGAGTTGCCTTACACCATCTATGATCTCAGACCTAAATCCTAAAATGTCTTTTGGTGTATAAGTTACCCAGTATGGTCTGGTCTTGTCCCCTTCCTTCGGTGCATCAACAAGTACCCCGACATGACCAAAACTGATTGCTAGTCTTGCTGTGTTATATAGCCAAACATTAAGATCATTACCCTCAAGGTCAACATCAAACAACTGCTCACGAACAAGATCTGAAACATCATCTAAACGGACTGGCTTCCTGACTAGCATACCGCTTAACATTTTCTCAATACGTTGCAAATATGGCACTACTGTTGATCTACTAAGCCTTACGTCATAGCTATCGTCCGTCTCTCGACTTTCTTGTGGCAAATACTTTCTATGTTCACTCCTGATTTTGTATGTTCCTTCCTTCAAATCTGTTATCAGATCCCAAAACTGACTCATTCTCTGGTAGGCCGCATTAGGGCTTGCAACTGTGGTAGCAGCTTGTGTTATGGGCTGATTGTAAATATTTAGTGAGCTATACACAGTTTTGCCTCAATACTATCATGTTCTTAATATATTCTAATCCCTGTAGCTT